AGCCAGTTGTTGATCAGGCGCTGCTGGCGCATCTGGGTGATCACTGGGGGGACCTTCTCGGTCGGGCGCCCAAAGTAGCGGTCGGTCTGGGCCTCGATGGCTGCGATGAGCTGGAAGGCAACGCCGGGCTCGCGTGCGGGCGGTGCCAGGAAGCCGATCTCGCCGCGGCGCAGGACCGGGATCTGGATGGCGGGGCCGATCTTGAGGTTTCCGCCGCGGGTCTTGGGGACCTCGATGGGCGGGAGGGTGGCGAGGGACGTGTAGTCGAAGATGGAGTCGCGCTGGGCCTTGACCTCGTGCTGCCAGGTGGAGCAGACCTCGGGCACGCCACGGCTCTCGGTGATCTGGCGGTGGATGAGCTCGGAGCGCCAGACAACGAAGGGGTACTGGCCGTGCGCGTAGTCGAGGGCCTCGAAGTAGCCCCACTTGTCGCCGACTTGGGGGCTGAAAACGGTGTAGAACACGCCCGGGATACCGTCGGAGTCGACGGCTTTTTGGTAGGCGTAGCAGACCTCGATGAGGTTCTCGCGGTCGAGGATGCTGTTTTCGGCAATGCCGACGGCGCCGTACTGGAAGGCAGCGTAGTCCGAGAAACGGCCCATCGTGTTGATGGCTTCCTGGGCCCACTCGGCGTCCCACTCCTCGGTCTCGACCTTGTTCAGGAGCTGGGCCTCGGTCATGTAGAACCGGCGGAAGACTACCCGGGCGGACTGGATGTCGGTGGTCTCGGGCGGAAACACCAGCTCGTCCCAGGGTGCGAGGGCTGCGACCATGGGCTTATTGGTGACCATGGTGGGGATCGGGAACTCGCACTCGCCCTCGGTGCGCAGGTCGCGGATGGCTTTGAGCGCCCGGCGCTTGCGGAGGTTGGGGAAGGCTGAGAGGAGGAGCTCCGCGGATTGGTCGTCGGCCTCGGGGTTGGCGATGAGGTTGGGCAGGTCGGCTAGGACAGAGCCTTCGGGCGATTGGGATGCTAGGGCCATGATCTGATCCATCGTCAGGTACTGTTCTTTCTGACCCATCTCCTGCTGCCAGGTGACATGGACGCCGGCCCATCCGTAGGTCCAGAGATACTGGGAGAGCAGCTCGACCTCGCGGGTGAGGTCGTTGTACATCCGGGCGTTGACCGTCCAGTCCATCAGGTTGTGCGCGGTGACGGCCTGGTCGAGCTGGCTGATGTTGGTGGGAGAGACGCGGAGCATCGAGCGCCAGAAGGAGGTGCTGCAGAGGTCGACGAGGCCGTTGATCACCTCGTCGGCAAGCGGGATGCGCGTGTCGGAGGCGCCGTCCCAGGGGAAGGCCGGCTTGTTGCGGTTAGAATCATTCCACTTCTTTCCGTCGTCGGTCTGACCAGGCCAGCGGCAGTAGCGCACGCTCTCCACATTGTCGACACGGGCGTAAACGCCGTAGTCGGTGGCCGAGCGCCGCAGCTCCTCGGTCAGTGCGCTGACATTGGGCTCGTCGCCGACCCGTGCCATCACGTCGGTCGCTTGCTTGTATGAATCGCCTTGCATGGTCGTTTCTTTTAGTATCCACCGCCGCCGCGGCAATCAAAGCCCCCACGGCCTACGAAGGCAAGACCTGAGACCAAAAGCATACCCAGGCAGTCGATGGGATCCTTGGTGCAGCCCTTCTGCCCGTCGCGTCCTGTGTGCTCGGAGAGTGCGTAGACCAGGTTGGCGCAGTCGTCGGTGATATAGAGCGATGGTTCGTTCAGGGGGGTGAGGGGCTGGGTGGCGTCGTAGGAGAGGAGCGAATTGATGGCACTGGTGCGCTGGTCGACGGGCACGCCGGGCGCGGGTATGAATGCCATGGGCTCGTCGAGGGGGTTGTCGGATTCGGCCAGGAGGTCGATGAGCGTGGTGCCGCCGGCCTCGGAGAGCGCGGGGGAACCGCCGGCCTTGGGGTCGATCAGGCGCATCACGGGCTCGCCGTAGCCGAGGTCGGATTCGATCTGGCGGAAGAGGTTGCGGTACTCGGAGATAGAGCGCCCGGCGTCGAGGGTTTGCGCGGGCCCGAGCTTGCCGTCGGGCTTTTCGGAGGGCAGGGCCCACTCGCCGTAGTTTGAGAAGTCGGGGAATTCGCGGACAACGATGCGTGCCCGTCCTCGTAGACGAGCAGCCAGAGGCAGAACCAATTTCGGGCGCCGGCGGGGTCGCAGACCATGTACAGGGTGCCGCCCGGGGGTACCTTGGAGGCTGGGATGCAGTGGATATCCGGGCGGAAACGGGCGAAGGCCTTGCCGATGTTGTCCGAGGCCCAGCCGTAGGCCCGGGTCAGGATCTGACCCATGGGCGAGGTGACGAGCTTGCTCTTCATCTCGTCAAAGGGGTTGTACGGGTTGTCCTCGGAGTAAAAGAAAACGGTTTTGCGCTTGGTTGCGGGCTGCTCCATGACCCGGGGGGCCTTGCCGGGTGGCCACGTAGGCAGGCCCTGCTTGCCGGCTAAGAGTTCGCCGGTGCCCCAGTTCTTGACCTGTGATCCCGCGGTGAATTCCTTGTAGACCGAGGCCACGCCTTCGAGGGGGGTCTGGGTTACGAGGAGCTTGCCGCGGCGGGTGATCAGGCGGTAGCGCAGTGTGTCCACCCAGGACTGCGGAACGAGCTCGTCGCACCAGATCAGGTCGGCCTCGCGGCCTTCGATGGTGTTCTCGGATTGCGTGTAGTTCAGGAAGTCGCAGCGGCTGCCGTTGGGCAGGATGAAACTGCCGTCGGTGAAGCCGTTCTTGCGGCTGTAGTTCAGGTAGTGGATGCGGCCCTTCTTGGTGGCCCGGAGTGCGACGGGCAGGTAGTTGTAGATGGCGGGCTGCTGGACTGTGACCGAGGTGGCGTGGGATGTGTGGCAGCAGAGCACGCTAGCGTTTTCTTTTTCGATGAGAGTTTGAACCACGCGGCGGGCGGCCCAGAGTGTTTTGCCTGCGCGGTTGCCGCCGGAGATGAGGAGCTCTTGGGTGGCTTGGAACTCGGTGTTGGCGATTTCCCAGTGGTCGGGGATGAAACCGTAGGTGTAGGGGTCGGCCTTTTCCAACAACACCAATTGCGTGCGCTTTTGCTTGAGCTCGAGTGCGCGGGGGTGATGGGCGTCTACTCGGGGGATGACGGGGTGCAGCGGTTGTTCGTTCCACCAAGTGTCGTTGCAGTGGTCGGAGCAGAAGCGTTTTTGATTGGGGCCGGTGCGGATCTTGATGATCTCAAAGGGCTTGGAGCAGGTGAGGCAGAGGTTGGGGGATTGGCTCATTTCCTAATATTTTTCGCTTTGGGAAACCCGTCGACTTTTACCGTTCCAGCGGAATTGCCGACCCCCTCCCCCCGGGGCCCGGTTGGCCTGGTGGCTGGCTTGTGTAACGGGGTAGGACACTGGGTCTGCCGATGGGTGCTGACGTGCGTTTCGATCAATGTTTGCAGGGGTTTGCTGCGTGTTTGCGTCACCAAGTGAATATAACTGCTATTGTAGGCATGAGTGGTGGAAACAGGCCTAAAAGCGTGGTTTTCAGTGGTGCAGCCGCGGTAGGGGTAGGACATTTCGGGCCATTACCTAAATCAGGTCGGGCGTCTGCTCGTCGTTCACGGGCGTCACATCGCGCTCTTTCAGGTCCTTCATCAGGTCGCGGTGGCTCACAGAGGCCGTCATAGCGAGATGGATGCTGGTGGGCTGGCCTTTGATAGTAGCCAGCTTGTCTGTTAGCACAGCTACTGATACGGGTAAGCTGCGGTCATCAATGAAAGCCATTGATTCTTGAGCCAATCTTCTTGTCCCTTTCCAGATTGCGACCTCCAAGAACCCTACAACGTCCTTCCGCCAGTCCTCTTCGTTCTCAGGGTAGTCGACCGGAACCTTGACTCCTCTGATGTACTTGAAGGCGGTGTGCTCGCTCAGCCCTGTCTCTGAAGCAATGGTGGCAAGTGACTTGTTGGCCACGATACCCTCCACAATCTTGTCAGCCTTGTCTTGGTCTAGCTTAGAGTTTGGGTGCTGGTTGATCGGTGGCTTGACGTAACCAACTTCTTCTGCGGCCTTCTTGATCTTGTCTTTGAACTCCTTGGGCAGCTTGGGGTCATCACGCAGTGCCCACGTTACGCGGTTTCTGTCTGTCCCGGCCTTTGCCGCCACATCATTCAGTGACGCCCTTGTTTTCTTACCCGGCATAAGGCGCAAAGCTATAGGGGAACTCTCCCCAATGGTTGAGCTGTTTCTTGGGCTTCATGGAATAGTGCTTCACGCCTGCCAGGGTCATCCTGACGGCTGCAGCGTAATCCTCAGAGAGATACTCGAGTTTACCGGGCATGGATTCCATGGCCAGGGGCATCCACAGGGTCGGGAAGCGCTCGACGCGCACATCGTCGCACCAATCGATCCTGTATGGATTCTGCACTCCTGACCCTCCCAGCGCATCAAGTGTCGCCATAAGGCATTTGCGGGGGATTGCGAGGCATCCGGACGCGAACATCGTAATGGGCACAAGATCCGTTGCGCACTCCGCGCTATTGACTTGGTGCTTCAGCGCCTGCAGGTGCTCCACCTTCGGACGCAGGGCCGGCCTGGGTGGAAGTGAGCGACATGGGTAGGGGATGCAGACGGTGGCCTGGTGCTCATGGGCCAGCTCGGCCATGCGGATCACATCGGCTGCAGCGAACTCAATGTCATGGTCGAGTTGGATCCAGACGTCCTTGCCGCTGTCGAGGAACCACTTGGTGGCACGGCACCGGGACCGGCTGATGAGGGCATCCTCCCGGATGGTGCGCAGATCGGTCTGGCGGTCTGATCGGGCGAACGTGGCCGTCAGATCGACCCAGGACATCATGCACGCTGCACTGATGCCACCGTAGGCGTACAGCGAGACATGGATGGACGGGCGGGCGCCTGCCTGGGTTATTTCCTGCGGCTTGCTGGTCGGCTGCTCTGCGTAAATGAATGGATCTGCCATCTGCGGGGATGATGCCTTGGTTGCTGTCATGGTACAATGTCCTTTCGTTGGCTTGCGAGGTACAGCTCGTGCCCCTTGCTGATCAGGTACACCACGCTGCCGCGGGGCACTTGGCAGGCCGCGGCCACCTCGTTGAGCGAGAGGCCACGGTCGCGCAGGATGTAGGCCTTGCGGGCCAGGTCCGGTGTGTGGCGCTGCTCGGTCACCTCATCAAACTCTGCCATGGCTGGTGTTGGTGTACCGTCGTCCTTGAATGTCATGTCCTTGGGGTACGATAGCCAGCCACGCTGCACGCCTATCTTAACAAGGTGCGGTGCCTCCATCAGTAATTTCGTTGTGTTTGTTACTATCATAACAGTGATATGTCTAGTGGTGTAGCGGGCAAGTGCTGCCTACCCTTGCCGCTTTTATCTCCTATAAGCTGGAATATGCGTTGTCTATGTGCCTTGCCTTGGGCGCCGGGGTGGATAACGCAACCAAACCTCCCGTCTGCCTGGATGACTAGGTGGTTGCGTTGTTTGTCCCCTCCTTCCTCGGCACAGGCTGGGCATTGCCCGATCAATTTCGAGCCAATTTTTCGCAGGCCTACCGCTGTCAAGCACTGTCTAGTGTTTGGGACGGATGGGACGGCATTTCCCAACTCCATTCCTACTCTGAACACAGTTTTGGTACTTTTACTCATCTTGCACCGAGTTGAGAAGTGCCGTCCTCCGTCCCAAACGCTTGACAACGCTTGACAGCTCAAGCCATTTCCGACGAGGTCAAGACCACTTTCATGTAGCCTCGCGCCTGCTGTTGTTGACCGTCACTGCGGTGAATGTGGTTCGACGGGATGGCCTGGTGGATCTCCAGCATGAGTTCCGCTGCCCTACGCTGGAAGCGCTTGTCCGGTTCAGGCCCCCATTCCTTGTTGTTGCACATCGCCATGTAGGCAGCATACAGCTCCTCGCTTGTAATACTATCCGACGACATACTGCTTGCCCGTATGTGATTCACTACAAAGTATCTCACACTATCGCTCTCGCTCAACAAGTTGTCTATCATAGCCCGCTGCCTCTCGGTCACCGGGAACGGCCTGCCGGCCTGCATGACCCTGCACAAGTCCTCCGCGCCCTCCAAAAACCAGTTCAATATCCCGCTACCCTCCCGCTCAATCATCACATCGTGATAATTCGGAATCACCTTCTCCGGCTTGGGCTGGCTGAAGTCGAGCAGCAGCAACCGCCGGGACCACGCCCCCAGATCGCCCTGCACATTCACCTTCAGCCGGCTATTGGCCGTCACGATGACGTTCCAGTCGCCCACCACGGCCTTGGCACCGCTCTTTCCCTTGAACTCCACGGCCAGCCTGTCGCCGCCGGTCAGCGCCTTCAGGAACTGGCTCTCCTCGCAGTTGAGGAAGTCCGGCGGCACATCGCTGCCGATCAGCAAGGTCCTATCGTGGAAGTTCCCCAATTCAAACCGGCTGCCCAAGTGATTCGTTCTCAGCTCGCTGCAGTTCTCATCCCCAACCAGCCGCCTGACCAATCCCGCCACCGTTGACTTCCCGCCGCCGCCCGTTCCCGTCAGCAGCAGTATCACCTGCGGCCTGTTCCGCTGCAGTAGCGCCAGGCCGCCCCACCTCTGCAGCAGCACCTGATCCTCCCGCTCGGGCAGCGCATGATCCAGGAAGGCCTGCCACATCCCGCTGCCGGCACCCTGCACGTACCTTACCGGCGTCTGGTTCCTGCTCATCCACTCCGGGCCGAACCCGTGCATGGCATAGGGCACGCTCCTCAGGTCCACCATCACATTGCTGCAGTGCACCACGCTGTCGGGCCTCGAGAACGGATTGCGCTCGACCTGCAGCGCCCCGATCAGGTCGACCACCTGATCCGCGAAGCTCACTGTCAGCCGCGTCAGGAGCGCCGGCAGCCGCGGATCCTCTGTCGATGCCATCTGATCCAACAGAACGCGCCTGGCGGTCTCCAGGACGCGCTGCTGCATCTCCTCGCGGCTCATGGATATCCAGATCCCCCGATCCGCAGCATACCAATAGTGCTGCCCGGTCTGGGCATCGAAGAGCAGCCGCTCCTTGTGCGCCATGTACCCGGCGAAGAATGTCGGGTGCAAATTACCCGTCCCGCTCCTCCCGAACGTCCATGGCACGCCATGCAGCCGGAGCAACTGCGCCATCTCATCCCTGCTGCCCGGCACCGGCCAGCCCTCGGGCCACCTGATCTGGCTGAACTCCAGCGCCACCGGCGGCCTGTCCACCAGCACGCTATACTCGCACCCGCTCGGGTGCAGGCCCTTGACCGTGCTCAGGTTCCCCGTGCTCCGCCACTCGTACAGCGGCTTGCCCATCACCCGCCCATTGACCTCGACCATCTCCGTCGTGCTCCGCTCCGCGCACGGCTTGGGGTAGGCGCCCGTGATCCTGACGCCCACCTGTGCGCCCCGTTTACCCTTCCACCTCGCACTGCCCTGCAGCACCGGGTTGACCTTCAGGAACGCCTCCAAGCTGCCCTCATCGTCGAAGTCAATCGCGCACAGCCCGCCGGAGAACTCCCCCAGCCTCACCGCCACATTCCCGTGCTCCAGCATGACCCGGTACACGTCCCTCTTCGTACTCTCCATGGTCTCCTGGGTGTACTTGACCATCGGAATCTTGGTCCCCGGGCTCTGCGGCACCAGGAAGAGCGGCGTGCCCAGCCAGCCCTCGATCTCTTGCGTCGTCATCATACCTCTTCGCGCCTTTCAAACCGCAACGCCTCCTCGCTGATAAACCAGCCCTTCGGCCACTCGGTCAGGTAGATCCCGCCTAGTGTCCGCACCCGGCTCAATGCCACATAGGCCTGCCCGGGCTCCCGGGCCGCCCTGATATCAATCCTCGCGGCATCCAGGGTCAGTCCCTGCGCCCGGTGTATGGTCATCGCGTAGGCCAATCGGAGCGGGTATTGTTGGACGGTCACCCCCAGCGACTCAAAGAACCATTT